CATTCTACAACTTGAAAAAATAAAACGTTGATTTAACAACGTTTCTGAGGACTCTAGGTTAAACCTAGGGTTCTTTTTTTCTACCTAAGGGGCAAGGAAGGGGCAAGATTATTCGTTATGATATTATCTAAAACATTGACCGCTTGGTCTTTCATATTCCTAGTGACATGGGTATAGATGCTAGTAGTCACTTCCGAATCAGCATGTCCAACCCTATCCATGATGGTTTTTAGTGGCACGTTGTTTTCTGCTAATATGCTTATCGTGGTATGTCTGAAAATGTGAGGGGATAGGTGTTTATCAATAGGCGTGACCAGTCTAGTATTTGCTCGTTGGAGTGACGCACTTAGGATTGTACTATGAATAGGCTTGCCAGTATTGGTCGTGAAGATTTTATCGCTACGATACCAATCCGGATTAGTTGATTCGCTTAACTCTTTCAATTCTAGTATTTGGTCGATAATTTCCATCTCTCGATTAGTGAGATAAGTAGTTCGGTAACTAGCGACGGTTTTTGTTCCTTCGTTTTCTGGGATGTATCTGTTGAAAGAGGTGTGGATATCTAAAGAGCGTGTTTCTTTGTGGTAATCTGACACGGTCAAACCAGCTAATTCACCAATCCGACATCCGTTTAAAAGCATAAACTCACACGCTAGAGCATATCTCAGTGTTATATCTTTTCGATAGAGTTCTTTTAATAATCGACTGTATTCGTCCGGTTCTAAGTATTTTTTCTTGGCAGTTTGTTGTTTCTCAAGTTTATTGGTCTTCTTTGGCAGTCGTGCCTTTCGTGACGGATTGTCAGTTATAAGTTGCTGATCCATAGCGTAATCGAAGAATGTATTTAATACGGTCTTAGCACGATATTTTTGGGAATCTGTCCAGTCTTCAGTGTCTAGCAGGGATTGGATAAGTCGGACATTGATATTTGATAGGATAGTCCCTTGTTCGATAGTGTCAGATATTCTCTTAACGGATGCTGCAAGGCTCTTGGTTGAACTTAACTTAATCTGCTTTTGGTGAAACTCCCACCATTCGTTGAAGGCACTATGGAATGATACATTAGTAGTGCTGGATGATTCTATCTTCTGAGCTATCTTATCATCAAGTAAGCGTTGTGCTTCTTTCTTTGCTCGATTTGAGCCACTGGATAGAGTAACAGATACCCGCTTCCATTTCTCAGTGTAAGTGTCCTTGTATCTTTCGAAGTATTTATATTTCCCGTTTGGTAATTCTTCTACCCACATTGTCACATCTCCTTATTTTTGGTAAAATGGGTACAGAAAAAGACTTGTAAGACTGCTCTCAGTTTACACGATTTTTTCTGTGATGCACAAGCTCTATAATCTAACTTTGGCGAGGGAGATTATAGGGCTTTTTTGTTTTATTTTTTAGTGGCAAAGACTGCACCACAGTTCTTGCAGTGCCACTCTTTTTTACCCTTCTTGCCAGCAAAACCAGCTAGAGCACCAACACCGCCAGTCATAATAGTTCCGGCAGCGGCTTTACCAATCGAGAAACTTTTTCTTTGCTGTACCATAAATTCAACGTCCGTACTTTTGCAATGAGGGCATTTTACAGCTCTTGCTTGTCGTAAGCTATCCCCCAACTCCTCTTTCGCTTGTCGAAATTCCTCTTTCGCTTTTGCTCGTTCTATTATTGATTGTTCTTTTTGCTCTTTAGTCATAGGGTGTTTTATCTCCCAAAAAAGTCGTGCGAACAGTAAAGCAATACCCACAAACGTTAATAACCAAAAAGGAGGAAAGATAAAACCTAAAATAAGCCCACCAAAAGTACAGCCAAAAGTTGTTTCGAATTTTAAGTAAGTAGGTACATTTCTAACATCATCCATTTTCATTTTCATTTTCTCCTTTTTTTAAATAACAGTTTGCTGAATTTTCCTAAATTCATCTTGTATCATCGCTTCGCCCCAAGTCGTTGAAATATCATACTGTGCAGCGAAGCGAACCCAATTAAAATCGTAGATATCAGTAGATTTTAAATAATCAACTAGTAACTCGTGGATCATATTTCTATTGGCTTGAGCTTCGTATTTCTCCCGCAAACGCTCATAGTCTTTAGAACGGTGCTCTAGGTGTCCCAATTCATGTAAAATGACCTTCAAACGTATTTCTGGGGCTAAATCCTTATTGATATAAACCACCCTATTTATCGGGTCGATAAAGCCGTTTCTGGACCACTGACTAGAATCAAACTCACAGATAGAGATATTGAACTGCTCAAGCAATTCTTTTTCAGTCATAAACCTCACTTTTCCTTACTACTCATATAGCCGGCAATTATGCCACGAATGGCACGCTTATCGTCCTCGGTCAGCGGTTTACCGTCGAACATCATGGCGTTGCCGATGATGTTGCCGATATCGTGGGCGTTGGTTGGTTGTGGTTGTTCTTTCGTCATAGGGACATCGTACCCCATGAGCCAGGCTTCAGATACCCCCAACGTTCTAGCAAGCAGCACTAACTTTTCTTGGTCTGGTGTTGATTTTCCGTTGATGTATTGAGACAAAGCACTCTTTCCAAGTTTAACGCCCAGCTCCTTTTGATGCACTTTTGAAAGGGAAATTACGTCAACTTGTTTTAAATTTCGTTCGCTCATAACTTGTTGCAAGCGTGCAGCAGTAGTATTTTTCATATTCTTTACCTTTTTCCTTTATGGCTTTATTATATAGTAGAAAATAAAAAAGTTCAAGATAAATCTAAAAAAAGTTCAAAAAATTGAACAAAAACTATTGACAAACAAAAAGAGAAGGATTAAAATAAAACCATAAAGTTCAAGAGATTGAACTTAGAAAGGAGAACTCAATGAGATTTGACTATGCTAAATTAAAAGGTCGTATCAGAGAAAAATACGGAAAACAAGAAGTTTTCGCAAAAGCTATCGGCTTAACTCCGACAACGATTTCATTTAAAATCAACGGGAAAGCAAAGTGGCGACAAGACGAAATTGTGAAGGCGGCTAGATTATTAGAAATCTCAAAAGATGAGATTGTTGAATATTTTTTTAACTATGAAGTTCAAGAACTTGAACAAAATAATTAAAATTATGAAAGGAGAAAACAGTGAACGAAATATTAGAACGCATCGCAAAAAGCCTTGAGTCTATCGACACAGAACTCAAGGCAAGAAACAAAGACCGTGAAATACTTATCAACCAAGCTGAACAGATTGAAAAAACTTGCTTGGAAATCAAAGAAGATCCATTCGGTCTTAATGTTTTAAAAGAAAAAGCATTAGCTGACAAAGCTAAGCAAAAGGAATAACGGATTTAATCTTAGCTGCAAAGTCAAGAACACTTTCAATCCTCTCTTTGAGAGTAGGTTCTTTAAATTTTAGTTCAAGTGCTGCAACGGCTTCGGTCGTAAGACAGATGCGATAAAGAGTATTATTGCCAGCTTGACCGCTAAGATAACCATGACGTTTTAACTCAAAACAAGTATCAAGAATATCTTCTTCAGACCATTCGGGCATAATGTTTTCTTTGATAAAACCAATGCCTTGAAAATTTCTGGCTTCCTTTTTAGAATTTTCATCTTTGCGTCTTTCAAGATATCTTGCATACATTGAGATTAAAAGATATTTTGCGTCATTCGTTAAATTATCCATATAATCACCCCCTTTCTGAAATTATTATATCGGATTGCGCGTGGTGTGGAAATCAAATTTAGAAAGGAATTAACAATGAACGAATTAATCAACGTAACTTTAAACGAAAATCACGAGCCAGTTGTTTCTGGTAGACAGTTACACGAAGCTTTGGGAGTCAAAACAAAATATGCCGACTGGTTCAATCGAATGATTGACTATGGCTTCACAGAAAATCAAGATTTTTTGCTTCTCAAAAATGAGCAGCAAACAGGACGAGGTGGACACAACAAAGTTGACCACGTCTTAAAGTTGGACATGGCGAAAGAAATCGCAATGATTCAGCGAACAGACAAAGGTAAGGAAGTCCGAACTTACTTCATCCAAGTTGAGAAAGATTTCAACAGTCCAGAGAAAATCATGGCTAGAGCCTTGCTAATGGCGGACAAGAAAGTTCATAAGCTAGAAGCACAGATTGAAGCTGACCGTCCTAAGGTGCTGTTTGCTGATGCAGTGAGTGCTAGCAAGTCATCTTGTCTAATTGGTGAGCTGGCTAAAATCCTGAAACAGAACGGTATTGATATTGGTCAAAACAAACTCTTTCAGTGGCTACGCTCTAACGGCTATCTAATCAGTCGCCGTGGGGATTCTTGGAATCAACCAACGCAAAAGAGCATGGATTTAGAACTGTTTGAGTTGAAAAAGACAAATATTAATCACGCTGACGGCCACACAACTACCAACACGACAACTAAGGTTACTGGTAAGGGCCAACAGTATTTCGTCAACAAGTTTCTTAATCAAGAACGCTTAACAATTTAGATCAGAAAGGAGCTTAAACAAATGAAAATAACCTACAAACCAGCCGGGGCCAACGAAACGGCTGAGTGGGGAGACTACGACCACCTCATGCAGCGGTGGGAAGGTCTTGGGAAGTCGATGGCAAAGAACCTTATTCGAGAAATGAGGGATAACAAAGACTTCCGAGACTACGTGTTCAACCCAACACACAAGTTAGTCTTCATAAACTATGAAGGTTTCAAGTCCTTCATCGAATGGAAAACCAGGAATAGATTCAAAAAGGAGAAACTATGAATAATCATTATATAAAACGGTTGGTAGCGTGCGCTATCCAATTCGACAAAGATTTCCACAAGATGGAAGGTGGCATCCCTGCTCTCGATAACATTACGGAGTTAATCCTCTACATCAATCAGACGATGGATGTCTCAAAAAAAGCAAAGAGCGAACTAGATGACATTGATACAAAATGTCTGATGTACAGAGATGTTTGCAGCAAACCAGACACATCAGACGATAAATGTAAAGAACTGTTTCAAGATGTGGCAATCGATTTCATTGCTACATGCAGAACACACGACATTTTGGATATTTAGAAAAAAACACCCCTAGCCGTAGCAGTGAGCTAGTGAGGAAACTGAACGATACCAACTAAGTAAGCAACAACGATTTGATATTCATAAGTCTCCTTAAATATATATGAATTAAAAAACCTCGCTAGCTCTCTAGTGCGGTTAGGGAAAACAGAAAGGAAATTAAAAATGAAAAAACTACTTAAATGGCTATTTGTAAAAGAAAAACAAGAACCAGAATATTTCTTCGAACCCGTATGGACACCATACGAGGAAAACGAACGCAAATATGAAGCACGCCAAAAACGTGAGCGTGAGCTATTAGCAAAATACGGAAACCGATAATATCACCATCTTCAATCCGTAGCCACGGCCTACCGTGGAGTGTAACTTATACCCATAATTCCCCAAAATTATACTAAATTACTTTTTTCCTAATATTCCCATTTTACAGTCTAATAAAACATTGAAACATGACACGGTGGGCGTTGGGTGCGGGTTGAAGCACTAAAAAAAGCACAGGTAAGGGCCTGTGCAAGAAATAACATCTATAAGGAGTATACCATGAAAACACTCAACACTCAAACAGTAGCTAAACCAGGATTCACAAAAAGCAAAACATTCGGACTTTGCGGCACACTTGCTCTTGCTGCTGCATTGCTAATCGGTGCTGGTCAAGTATCAGCCGATGAAACCACTCAACCAGTGGCGGACACACAACCAGCGGCTGCTAATGTGTACACTGCTGACAACGCTGGCAATGTGACAGTGACACCTAGCGAAACAGTGGCACCAGTATCGGAAACGCCAGTATTTACTCCACCAGCCCCTGTAGAATCTCAACCGATTGCAGAAGCACCAGTAACAAGCACACCAACCGTTGAAACTCAACCAGTGGCAGAAATACCAGTAACGGAAACAGTAGCACAACCAGTCGCAGAAACGCCTAAACAGCCTACTGAATTTGTCAAAGAAGACAACGAAATTAAAGTAACTAATCCAGATGTTGTCGTTGATCAATCAAATGGAACTGGTAAGTATTCAGGGTTTACCGTTGAATATAAAGACGTAAAATTCCCTGACGATATGGCTATCAATGAAGGGGATAAGGTTAAATTTGATTTGCCAAAAGAAATCAACTTCCAAACAAATTATGATTTTGATGTCTATAACCCAGAAAAAGTTGTTGTGGGTAAAGCATCAACAGACGTTAAAACTCAGACGGTTACGACTGTATTCAATAACTACTTTGCCACTCATCCACTCAACAAGCAAATGAGTCTTAAGCTCGATGCTAAGTGGACTGACAAGGTTGAAAGTGGCAAGCCAGTTAACGTTAATTTCAATGGTACGGTGGTTACTGTAAACATTGGAAAAGAGCAAGAAATCGGTAAAGATGAATTACTTTCTAAATGGGGCAGCCAAGACGAGAATGACCCAACTGTTATCAACTGGACTGCTCGTATTAACTACGCTAAACGTCTATTGAATTACGTCACAATCATTGATGAGATGAGTGATAATCAAAAGCTTGTTGATAATTACTTCGAAATCAAATCGATTGAAAGCGTAGACCCTTGGATTGATAAAGGTTCTGCTATGGATTTAGTAAAATCAATCAGTAAATCAGACCACGGTTTCACAATTAAAATGGATCGCCTTGATCATATGATTTATATTAACTATAAAACTAAATTGATTAACGCGGTTAAAGAAAGCGTAAACCCAACCAATAAGGTTGAGTTGAAAGCTGAGTCAGACGGTGCTATCTCATACAGTTATGTTCAACTTGTCGGTGGTAAAGGCGATGCCAGTGGTGAAAACAAGCCTGAACCAACATTTGAAATTCCTCGTGAAGCTCCAAAAGTTGAAATCCCTGAATTTAACGGTGGCATTCCGGGTATTCCTGAAGTCCGTGAGTTGCCACCGTTTGAAGGCGGTGTGATTCCGAATGATGCCCCTATCTTGGACTTGCCAGAGCTTGAAATTCCAGAGGAACCAACTAAACCAACACCAGAAAAACCAGTGGAGCCTAAAAAGCTACCTAACAAGCCCGTAGCACCTCGCGAAAATAAAGAGGTAGAATCTACCACAGTATCTTATAAACTCGATTCTGAGCCAAAAGAGGTGGCAAATACGACGGTTTACGCCAGTGTTCTTCCAAACACTGGCGAGAAAGAAGGCATTGCCAGCACTCTAGGATTGGTAGTAATTGCTGCAGGTATTGCAGGTTTGACATTGAGCTTTAAAAAAAACAACGAAGGTGAGGAAGAATAATAATGAAAGAAAACAATAAACAAGTCGTATTTTACAGCACTGAAAAGGATGGCTTCCTTGAAAGTTACAAGGACAAAGGAAGTCTAGTGTTTACAGCAGTGTTTACTGACCGTTTGGAAAAGGCGCTATTCTTGCCGCTTGAACCATACGAAGAACAAAAAAACGAGCTCGACAAGCTTGCCGAGGCGTTTGGCTGCGAAGTGCTTAATGTGAAAGTTGAATACAATGTAACTAAACTTGACGGTTCGGACTTCGAACGCACAGAGCGTGAAGAATCCTTGAAGAATGGAATCGAAGCGCTTATGGAATTATTGACTAATTAACAAATTAAGCAGTGGCGGGAGGGTAGGCATTAAAGAAAGAATAAAAAAATGTTTGATTACGATACATGGCTGAGCACACCGCCATCGGATGAAAAAAATGAACGTGATCCCGACCTTTGGGTGTGCCGTGGTGGTCGTTGGATTTATGTAGGAGATGATAACGAATGAGATTCTATATCAATTCAAAACATGAAATCATCTGCGCCCCGAATTATCATGAAAAGTTTGGGAATGTGACGGGTGACACGATTCTTATCAACACGGGAACATTCACTAATAAGCTAGAGGAAGAAGTCGCTCAAGCAGTAAATGAAGTGTTGAAGCGATATCAGCACATTGTACCGAAAGAATTGGTCAGTGAGTTGTTCGCAGAAAAGAAACGACAAGTCAGACAGACTTATGACACTAGCTCAGCACTAACGGAGTACATCGAAAATGAAAATCACAAAAGCGACAGAATTAAAAAATAACGATGCTTGTTATCTCATTTATGGAAATCCAGGCTTTGGGAAGACATCAGCAGTGAAATACATCCCTGGCAAAACACTGGTTATCAATATTGATAAATCAGCTAAGGTGTTAAGCGGTTGTGAAAACATTGATATCGCAGACGTGGACACTCACAAGATTTGGGATGAATGGCTAACAATCGTCAAGGAACTTTTAAAAGGAGCCGGTCAACCATACGACACTATCGTTGTTGACAACGTTTCAGAGTTGTTCCGAGCGTGCCTGTCTAACCTAGGACGTGAAGGAAATAACAACCGTGTGCCTTCGCAAGCTGATTACCAGCGGGTCGATTTCACTATTCTTGATAGCTTACGAGCTTTGTTGCAACTCAACAAACGAATCGTGTTTATCGCATGGGAAACATCTGATCAGTGGACGGACGAAAACGGCATTATTTACAATCGTGCCATGCCAGATATTCGCTCAAAAATCTTGAATAACTTCCTTGGTTTAACGGATGTGGTAGCTCGACTCGTCAAGAAGACCACTGAAGACGGTGAGGAAGTAAGAGGATTTATCTTACAACCGTCAGCGAGTGTCTACGCCAAAAATCGTCTCGATGAGCGAAAGGGGTGTAAAGTAGATGAGCTTTTCGCTACGGGATTACCAGAGGGAACTGATAACTGACATTATTGAATCCATGAAGCGAGGTAATCGCAAAATCATGGTTCAATCGCCCCCTCGAAGTGGCAAGACAGTAGTGATGGCTTACATTGCTAAAAATGCCACTGATAAAAATAAAAAAGTCTTGTTCTTTAGTCACCGCAAGGAAATTAACGAGCAAGTAGTAGAAACCTTTAAACGTGGTGGTGTCAATCTTGATAATGTCACCATCGGAACGGTAGGAAGTCTCGTTAAAAAGCTAGATAAACTACCTAAATTCGATGTGATACTGGTTGATGAAGCCCATCATATCAAAGCCAAACAATATCAGACCATCTTAACTTTTTTTAAAGATGCGACCCAATTGTTCTTCACTGGCACGCCTATTCGATTAGACGGAGCTGGTTTCCACGATTTAGCCGAAGATTTAGTCAAAGGTAAGTCAGTTAAATGGCTACAAGAGAACGGGAATATTTCAGAGTTTAGTTACTACTCAATCAATCTACTAGATTTAGATAAGCTCAAAACCCGTTCGGGTGAGTACACCAATCAATCCATAGACAGTGCGTTCGAATCGTCGGCAGCAACCTACGGTGATTATATCGACCACTACAAGCGTTTAGCGGAAGGCAAGCAAGCCATCGTATATGTTCATAATGTGGAATATGCTGAACGAGTAGCCAAACGGTTTAATGATAATGGCTATAGTGCTGCTATCGTTTCTGGTAAGACACCAAAAAAAGAACGTGCTGAAGCTATGGAACGATTTAGAAATGGCGAGCTAATGATTATGGTAAACGTCAACCTATTCACTGAAGGCATTGACCTGCCAGGCGTTGATGTTTGCATTATGTTGAGACCAACTAAATCATTATCACTCTATCTACAGTTCGCCATGAGGGCGTTAAATCCAAGAGAAGGCAAAAGAGCTATCTTAATTGACCATGTTGGGAATTACAACACCCACGGATTGCCGAATGATGACCGTGAGTGGACATTGGAAGGTGTAAAAGCTAGCAAGAGTAACAGTGAGAAATCAACTGTTACTTGCGAAGATTGCTTTGCAACATTTTGGCGAGATCAATTAATCGATGGGAACTGTCCATATTGTGGAGCAGTGGTTGTTAAGAAAAAAGAAACCAGAGATGTCGAGCAAGAGAGCGTTGATATCGAATTACAAGAAATTAACCAAGGGATGGAATTTGTTTCCATCCAAGGTGAAATGGTAGAGGTCAAAAAAGAAGAAGCGAAAATTTACCGCAGAGTTAAGACCTACAAGAAAAATTACACACGTTGTAAAAACCTAGCGGAGCTTAAAGCGTTTCGCATCCTCAATGGCTATCAACCAGGGTGGTTGTGGCACAAACAAAATGAATTAAAGATTTGGAGATAAAAAACTATGGGAATTCTTTCAGTAAATTATGAAGCAGCAGAACAATTCGCAGCAATCGAAAACGGAACTTATGAAGTCTATGTATCACAAGCTGAACAATCGGCAACGCAAAGCGGAACTGATTTCTTGGATATTCGCCTTAAAATTCGTGATGATTATCAACAAAAATTCCGTAACAATCTGATTTTTGACAAGGTATATGTCAATAAAAGCACTTTGCAATATCCAGAGTGGGTACTTCAAATGTATTGTAAGGCTGCTAAAATTCCAGAAAAAACCGACATTCAAACAATCGAGCAATTCCTAGATCTTATCAAAGGTAAGTCTATGAAAGTTACGGTTGAAAACGAAACTTCAGAATGGAATGGCAAGGTTTACGAAAACTTGCGTGTTAAAAAACGTGAACAATCAGAGTTGCCACCTTATTCTGCGAAAACAGAAAAGGCACCCGAAGTATCAGACCTAGATTTGCCGTTCTAAAGCTATGGTAGGGATGGTAGATTATGCCCTTCATTATCAAAAGCTAGGTTTTTCGGTCATCCCAATAGACAAAACGAGTAAACGTGCGGTCACTAAATTTAAAGATAAAACGTTTAGTGAAGACGAAGTGAAACGTTTGTGGCACGAACACCCAGACGCTAACATTGCACTACGAACGACTGACTTCTTTGTCATCGATATCGATGTTTCAGAAAGCGAGGATGGTTACCAGTCTTTGGAAGATTGGGAGCTATCTAAGTACATTCCTAAAACATTAACGGCTAATACGCCTTCTGGTGGAAGACATATTTTCTTAAAGAAACCAAAAGGCGTAAACATTAGCCAAGATATTCGAGTTAAACCTGGTATTGATATTAAGGCAAACAACAATAATTACATTTTGGTGGCACCAAGTAACAACCCGAAAGGGAAATATACTTGGAACAAAGATACCGACACAATAGCTGAAGCTCCTAAAGAAATCGTAGATATTCTGAAATCGGAGCAAGAATACAAGCCTTTGAGTTTTTCAACAAACTACAAAAAAGGTGAGTTTTCAAACAAAACCGCTAAATTATTCGAGCAGATTGTTTTTGGCCTTGGTGATAAGGGTGGTCGAAACAATGCCCTAGCTAGTTTTGTCGGCGGTTTGCTAATCCGTGGGGTAGATGTTGATGCAGTTTATTTGTTAGCAAAAATTGCCAATCACTACACCACAGAGAGCTTGCCAGAAAGCGAGTTCGACAGGACGTTTGAAAGTATGCTTAGAAAGGACACAGACAATAAACATGAAAATACCGCCACACATTCAACGGATTACTGAAGAATACAAGGAGAAAGTTGTTGACCGTCCGGTGTTCCTAAAAAAGCCTAACGATTGGCGAGAAATCCGTTTAGCGTGTAAAAACTACCGTGAAGTTTGGCTAGAGAAAGCATCATGGAAGAAACCTAACCAATATGGCGTAGAAGAGAAAAAAGAAAACCCACCTACCCGTCTAACTGAATTAGCAGTAGCGGAAGGGATGGAAGAAATTCTCTATATCATCAATCTTCCTAATGATCGTGTGGCTATTTATGACCCAGATAAAGGTTACTACCACAAAGACCCTAGTTTCGCTTATCGTGTCATCAGACTGCTAGAGCCTAACTTTAATGAAACCAAGGCTAAAAATGTTCTATTCATGCTTGCATCGACTACCAGAGTAAACCAACGAGAAGATTTCTCTTGTAACTTTGCCGTCGGTGAGTTTGAAGAACCTAATCGTTTTATCCTTGTTAAGAATGGTATCTACGATAAGAAAGAACGCATCTTAAAACCATTTACGCATGAATTCGTAGCCTTTTCAACAATCGCTACCTCTTACGACCAATTCGCAGAATCACCAGTGATTGACGGTTGGGATGTGGACAGTTGGTTACTAGACCTCATGAGTGGCGACGAAGACCTTGTAAAACTTATCTGGCAAGTCATTTCTGCCAGCCTAAACGGGAATTACTCTTACCGAAAATCTATCTGGTTTGTCGGTGAGGGTAATGACGGTAAGGGTACAGTGCAGCAACTCATTACTAACCTTGTCGGCATTAAGAATATCGCTAGTTTGAAACTTAACCAATTCTCAGAACGTTTCTCACTTTCGATGATTGAAGGAAAAACTGTCGTTATCGGTGATGATGTGCAAGCGGGGATATATGTGGATGAGTCTTCCAACTTTAACTCGGTCGTGACCGGTGAGCCAGTATTGGTCGAGGAAAAGAACAAACAACCTTATACCACGGTGTTTAAGAAGACGGTTATTCAGTCCACAAATGAGTTGCCACGTTTTAAAAATAAAACGAACGGGACGTATCGACGTTTTGTAATCATACCATTTAAAAAGTCATTCAGTACCAAGGATGATAATTGGGCAATCAAAGACGATTACATTTATCGTAAGGATGTTCTCGAATATGTTTTGAAGAAAGCGCTAGAAATGTCATTCGCTCGATTTGATGAACCGCAAGCATCTATTGAAGCCTTGGAAGATTTCAAGGAAAGCAACGACACGGTTAAATCATTCGTGGTTGAATGGTTCGATAAATTCGAATCCACTCGGCTACCCTCAAGGTTTTTGTGGTGGTTGTATCAAGAATGGTGCAAGGAAGAAGGCGTTACTAAATTGACAAAACGCAAGTTTGAAAATCAATTGGCTAAAGTAGTGCCGTCTGAATGGGTTAAAAAACGTTCAAAACCGGGAAAAGGGTTTATCCCTTCAATCGATGTTCCGAAACATTACTACACATTTTCTTGGTCGGATGAAGAACGTGATACCGCTACGGTTTGCTATGAAAAAGTTACCGTTACCGTTTAGGTTACCGTAAAAAATGGCATACGGTAACCCTTGCAAACCCTTTAACCATACCGTTTAGCTCTACTTAGTTACCTTGTTACCTTATTTATAT